AGGGTATGACGTTCCGTCTTAAGGCGAAGGCCCAGGCGGAAGAACTCCTCACAACTAGTTGGACGCTAATCCACAGTAATGAGGTGAGTCCGGCAGTTAAGGCTGATCTTATCAAGTCCACTGTCAAGTGGGCCGGGCTTGAGCCTAAGGTGGACTCAGTAGTGGACGGCTCCGCTGGCGGTGTTACCATCCAGATTAACATGGGCTCTCAGACATTACCGGGGATAAAGAATGTACCTACGGTCATAGAGGGGACCGTGGAGTGATTACCCCAGCGGGATCAACAGAAAGGGATGCCCCCTTACCGCCCGCGTCGATGGGGTATGGGAGGGCTGCAGCTTAGCGTAGGGGTTCCCCGCCCCTTGTCACAGCGCCGAGCGCAGCCCTCCCCGTTTCTAGTTAAGGAGAAGTTCATGGAATACATCGTCGTAGCTGCCTTCATTAGTCTTATGATCGGTGGGGGCTTTTGGGCTTATCGCGGCTACAAATGCGACCACAGCGAGGGATGTGGCTGCTGGATCAGCTATCCAGGGGTTGACACAACGACAAGCGGCTTAAATGCGTAGCGAGTTCAACACGTGGTACAAGGGGTTTCCTACTCGTATATTTACCTCGGTCCAGACGGCTGAGGCGTTTGCGGTGCGATTGCGTAAAGCTGAGGTGTCCTACCGCACGAAGATTATTTTGGTGCGTAATAGGCCGCCGACCATAGCGGTCATGTTCGTAGAGGGACGATGACAGTTGTAGAGTTTCCCACTGGTGCTTGATATTAATTATACCCCGCCGCCTACGGGCGAGGCGTTTATGCTTAGTAATGCCAATATGCGGGTGCTCATGGGGCCGGTAGGCAGCGGCAAGAGCGTTACATGCAGCTTCGAGATTATTCGGCGGGCTTCAATGCAGGAGCCGGATAAGAATGGAATACGCCGGACAAGAGCAGCTGTTGTTAGGGAGACGGCACGGCAACTGGCTGATACCACAATTAAGACGTTTCTTGATTGGTTTCCGCCTGGGGTCTGCGGCCGATACATGCGTACGTCTAAAACATATTTCTTCAGAGTTGGAGATGTCGAATGCGAGGTTATGTTCAGAGCCCTCGATGACGCGGACGATGTCGCCAACCTTAACTCGTTAGAGCTTTCGTTTACGTGGTTTAACGAATGTCGCGACATCCACCCGGAGATCATAGACGCTATGTCCAAGCGTGTTGGGCGCTTCCCCTCCAAGAAGGATGGGGGGCCGACGTGGCACGGGATGTGGGGGGATACGAACCCGCCGACAATGGACAGCTGGTGGTACTACCAGATGGAGCACATCGATCCTAAGGATGGGGTCAGTCGCAATGATAACGGCTGGGACGTGTTCAAGCAGCCGAGTGGCCGGGGGGAATTTGCGGAGAATATAACTAATTTACCGGATGATTATTATGACATTCAAGGTCGCAGCGAGGAATATGTCCGCGTCTACATCGATGGGGACTACGGGCTTAGCTCAGCTGGGCAGCCTGTGTATAAGGCTTTTCGCCCTGATTATCATATGGCCGACAGCCGCCTGTCTCCTATTATCAACGGTGTTCATCCTCTCATTATCGGGATGGATTTGGGACTTACGCCTGCGGCCGTTATAGGACAGCTTGATGCGCGAGGCAGGGCGCTAATTTTTGGTGAGGCTGTGGCCTTTGGGATGGGAGTCCAGCGTTTCGTCCGGACGGTACTTAAGCCGTTGCTGTTCGAGAGGTTCTCCGGAGCTAACATTATCATCGTGGTTGATCCGGCTGGTGTGCAGCGGGCGCAGACTGATGAGCGCAGTGCTATTGATATCATCAGAGCCGAGGGGCTTAAGGTCATTGCGGCAAGGACAAATAACATTACGCCGCGTGTGGGCGCGGTGGATGACTTTCTCATGCGCCATGCGGACGGTGACAGTGCATTTCTCATGGACCCCAGCTGTGTGGCGCTCAAGGCGGCAATGATGGGTGGATACCGGTTCCATCCGAAAACGGGAGCTATTGACAAGAATAAACACTCGCACGTTGCAGAGGCACTTCAATATCTCATGCTCCATATAGCTTCCATCAGCGGCGGCATCATTTTTACGCAGCGCAGGGAGATTAAGCGTATGCCTAGTTTAGGGTGGACATAGTTAGTAACTAGTGTCATGTAGTGTATTGTTAGTTACCTCCCTGTTGATTGATTCACCCCCGGTGTAAAAACCGGGGGTCTTTTGTATTGCACAACGAGTTTCCGTGGGGTATAGGTGTAGTATGCCTATAGTCGTAACACCGCAGGGGACAAAGAAATTCCCATATACTAAGGCCGGGATCGCTGCGGCTGCGAGGGCTTCGCGTGAGTTACCCAAGTCTCGGTCTGCTACTGTCGGTGAGTTTCAGGTTGGCACAGGCCCTGGATTCCACCCCAAGACGTATCACCCGAACAGTAAAGGGACGAACACCTGATGGCCCACCGTAAATATACGAACCAGTCACCTGGTATGTCGCGTAAGCCTGTTCGTAAGGGAGCACCTCTTGATCTGGGGCCTCCGATGAGAGAGTGGGGAGAAGTTGCTCAGAGGAATTTAGCCTCTTCTCGCCGAGCTTATTCTGATTATATATCTAGTCTCCCTTATGCCAATACTCCGGGATACGTAGGTAAAGCTGCACACGGGCGACTTGTTCAGGGAAATAAAAAGGCGCGGGCATTGCGTGCAGAGATAGAATATTGGGAAGATCAAGCGGCTGGGGCTCCTGCCCGCTCGGGGCTCTATGATAAGTAGCAATAGCGCCAAAACTGCGTTGGAGAAGTTGAAAAATAATGGCAGGTCTTAACTTCCTTCGCGTCATCGACAACCAGACTCTCGTCGCGCAAGAGAAAGAAGAAGCGCGCCGGGAGATGGAGCAGCGGCAGGCTGTGCCGCTGCTGCGCGGAATGTCTGGGTTCCTCCGGTCTGCGTTTGATGCGGCGAAGCAGGCTAAGGACCCCATTGAGCGTGCTATGCTCAAAGCTATGCGCCAGCGTAATGGTGAGTATGAGCCGGATAAACTTGTTAGCATCCAGCAGCAGGGCGGCTCTGAGATTTACATGATGATTACTGAGGTGAAGTGCCGCGCTGCTGAGAGCTGGCTGCGGGATATCCTCATGGACACGGGTACACCGCCGTGGGATATTCGGCCCACGCCTGATCCGGATTTACCGGAAGCCCAAGATGATGAGATTACTCAGGCGCTGGGTGAGAAGGTGACAGGGATGATTGAGAGCCTCGGTCGCGCTCCCTCTGCATCTGAGACGAGGCAGCTGAAAGAGGTCGTGGCGCAGGAGCTTAGGTTCCAGGTTCTCCAGGAGGCGAAGGCGCGGACGGAGCGGATGCGGATTAAGATTGCCGACCAGTTCGCGGAGGGTGGGTGGTCCGTAGCGTTCAACGAGTTCCTCACTGATTTGGTGACATTCCCGGCGGCTATTATTAAAGGGCCTATCGTGCGCCGCCAGCGCAAGTTGTCGTGGAGCACGGATGCGGAAGGTAAGACTATAGCTGTGGCCGATGAGGTGTTGGCTCCGGAGTTCGAGCGGGTTGATCCGTTTCGCTTCTACCCCGAACCTGGGATATCTAAGCTTTCGGATGGGTATATTTTTCACCACCACCCCCTTACGCGCATGGCCCTCTCTGATTTAATCGGCGTGCCTGGGTATGATGATGAGGCTATTCGTTCGGTGCTAGACGTGGGGAACTCTGCGAGCTGGATTAGCTCGTTCGCTGAGTCAGAGAAAGAGGACCTCGAACGTAAGCACAGCACGGAGCAGCGCCCGACCGCAATCTTCGATGCTCTGGAATTTTGGGGTAAGATCAGCGGTAAGATGCTCCTTGAGTGGGGGCTCACTGAAGAAGAGATCGGAGACTCCGCCAAGGAGTACGATGCTAATGTGTGGCTCGTTGGGGACTACGTCATTAAGGCAACGCTTAATTATGACCCGCTTGGAGAGAAGCCCTATGCAGTAACTTCCTTCATCCGCAGTCCCGGCGCATTTTGGGGTAAGGGCATCCCTGAGATTATTTCCGACGTGCAGAGTGTTTGTAATGCAGCGGCTCGGTCGCTCGTCAATAATATGGGTATTGCTTCCGGTCCCCAGGTTGAGGTGAACTTAGAACGCATTCCACCTAACGAGGACATTACCCAGATGCACCCGTGGCGCATCTGGCAAGTGCTCAATGATCCGCTCGGCGGCTCAGCGCCTGCGGTCCGGTTCAACCAGCCGAATGATAACTCCTCCGCACTCATGGCGGTATATCAGCAGTTCAGTAAACTTGCTGATGATCACAGCGGTATCCCCTCTTATATCTACGGTGATCTTAATGTGCAGGGCGCTGGACGCACGGCGTCTGGGTTGAGTATGTTGATGGGATCGGCGGGTAAGAGTATTCGCCAGGTGGTGATGTATATTGACGCAGACGTTATAAAACCTGTTGTACACCGTCAGTTCGTGTATAACATGCGCTATGATGACGATGAGAGTATCAAGGGTGACGCCCAGATCGTACCCCGTGGCGCAATTAACTTGGCGGTTAAAGATACCGTCAATACGCGCCGTGTTGAGTTCTTGCAGGCAACTGCTAATGAGTTCGATATGGAGATCATGGGCCGCGAAGGTAGGGCAGCTATTCTTCGGGAAGTTGCTAAGGGACTTCAGATGCCGGAAGATGAGGTCGTGCCTTCCCGTGAGAAAGCCGCACTCGACCAGTTTACTTCTGCACCACAAGGGCAGGGTTCTGTTCCTGCGCCGCAGACGCTTGATGCGGCCGGTAACCCAGCCGGTGGTGAGAACATTGTCGCTAACCAGAACACGGGTAGGGCAGTATGATCCAGCCTAGCCCAGATGTTATAAAGTCTTTTGCGCATATTGCGCAGAATGTGCCACGCGTGGCGGCGTATTTAGCAGAGTGGGAAGCTCATGAGCTAACGCGCCTACCTCTCGTGGCGAGAGAGACCCAGCAGCTTGCTTCGGGGCGTTGCCAGGTTCTCCAGGAGTTGAATAAACTCCTTAGTGATGCTCCGAATATAAAGGCACCGTAATGGATAGCCTCTTACTAACCACGCATACCGATAGGAGCGTATAATGACAGTTCCCGAGCAAGTTCGTAAGCAGACTGAGGCTGTGCAAGCCCTGTATAAAGACCTTAACTCCGATTCCGCGTCGTCTACGATTGATGAAGCGCCGGAGTCCCAGGCTACTATTCAGGGAGTTGAGCCTAGCGTCAGCGCTGACGAGGTTGCGCCGCCAGTGTCCGACGAGCCGGACAATGGTGCCCAGGAAGAGACCTTTGAACAGAAGTATCGGACTTTGCAGGGCATGTACAACTCTGATGTTCCGCGCCTTACTCAAGAAAATAGGGCGATGAGCGAACGTGTACAGCAGTTGGAGAATCTAGTTTCCACTGTACAGGCTGCGCCTATGCCTGTACCTGCAGCCGAGGCCACAGCACCGGTGAGTTTACTTACTGATGATGAGGTGGAGGAGTATGGTGAGTCTATCGACATTATGCGCAAGGTCAGTCGTGAGATTGCTGGTGAGTTCCAGCAGAAAATTACTGATCTCGGGGCGCAGGTTGCTGCGTTACAGGGGGACGTTATCCCCCGTGTTGAGCAACTTGCATCACAGCAGGCGCGTAGCTCCGAACAGCTGTTCTGGTCTCAACTTATGAAGGCCGCGCCCGATTGGCGGGAAGTTAATGATAGTCCGGACTTCCAGTCCTGGCTGTTAGAGATTGACCCTCTTTCCGGCGTTACGCGGCAGTCCTATCTGGAGAATGCTCAACAGAATATGGACTGGCAGCGTGTGGCTGAGTTCTTTAATTCCTGGCAAACCCTAACTGGAACTGCCCTAGCTCAGCCTAACCGGGCTGCCTCTGAGCTTGAGAAGCAGGTCACTCCTGGTAAGGGGCGTGCATCTAGTACGTCCACTACGGGGGGAAAGAGGACCTATACTCCGAAGGACATCGCAGATTTCTTCACTAATGTCCAGAAGGGTAAATTTCAGGGTAAGGAGAAAGAACGGAACACTATCGAGCGCGACATTTTCGCCGCACAGGCGGAGGGGCGCATCATCCATGCGTAGTTTGTAAAGGAGCCATCTTATGGCATTCGCAGTATCTCCCGGCCATCCGGCCTATACGGGCAACTTCATCCCAGAACTCTGGGCGGGGAAGCTCATCGAAAATTTCTATGACGCGACGGTGCTTGCGGTCATTGCTAACACCGACTATGAGGGCTCGATCAAAGCCTTCGGTGATACGGTGAACATCCGGACAACTCCGGACATCACCATCCGCAATTACGTCAAGGGACAGACGCTCATCGTGGAAAACCCCGACAAGCCAAAAATTCAACTTCTCATCGATAAGGGTAAGTATTTCTCCTGCGTCGAGGATGATGTTGACCAGGTTCAGTCGGATATCAAAATGATGGATATGTGGTCTAAGGACGCTTCTGAGCAGATGAAGATTGTGGTCGATCAGGACGTTCTTTCCAACATTGCTACGGATATTCCGACTGCTAATAAGGGTCTCACCGCTGGTGAGCAGACCTTGGCGATTGACCTCGGCGTGGCGGGCACTCCCAACGCTCTGACGACGAGTAACGTCCTGGCCGAGATCATTAACCACGGTACGGTCCTTGACGAAGCCAATGTTCCTGAGCAGGATCGCTGGATGCTTATCCCCGCCAAGATGGCTGGGCTTATCAAACAGTCCGATCTCAAGGATGCGTCCATTACCGGCGACGGCTCGTCCCCGCTGCGTAATGGTCGCCTTGGTATGATTGATCGCTTCATGCTCTATGTGTCGCACAATCTGCCGTTGTCGGCTACCGGTCCCGGCGGTGAGTTCACCATCTTCTCCGGTCATAAGAAGGGGCTTACGTTCGCCTCCCAGATGACCAACATGGAGACTCTCCGTGCGGAGAGCACTTTTGGTGACATCATTCGTGGTCTGCAGGTTTACGGCTACAAAGTCGTAAAGGGCGAAGCCCTGACTGCTGGCATCATCACCATCGCATAGCCTAAGGAGAATAATGCTATGACTACTTTTACAGATACCTTCGGGTATGCTAAAGGCACGGCGGCTCCGAGCGATAAGGCGCGGAATCGCATTCGTGTCGAGCAGGTGGTGATGGATTTCGCTCTCATCACTGCGGCGCGTTCTGCTGCCGGTGCTACGGCGTTGGGTGCGGGCGATATCCTGCAAGCACTCCATGTGCCTGCAAATACGTTCGTCATTTCTGCTGGGCTCAATGTCCTCACGGCAGAGGGCGGTACTCAGACGTTCGATCTAGGTGATGGTACCGATCCCGATGGTTACCTTGACGGTGTAGACGGTAATGCCGTTGCTGGCTTTGGCCCGGCGCATGTTTTGACGGAGGGCACACCCAACGTCATCATTGGTCTCGGTAAGGGTAAATACTATAGCTCTGCCGACACGATTGACCTGGTTCAGGTTAATGCGTGTGACACTGCGAAAGTGGTTGTCTGGGCCATCATGTGTGATGTTTCCGGTGATGGCGTTGTAGACGCCGCCTAGGATTGGGGGGACTAGTTTTGTGCTAGTCCCCTCGCTCTTTTAATTTAAGGAGCCTGTTATGTCGAATTTGGCTATTCCGGGCCGTTGGCTTCGTCATAAGTTGGACGGCACAATTTATTCGTATAACGCAAATCTTGCCCCAAATCCTGCTGTTGAAGAGGTCTCAGAGGAAGTTGCGTTCCCAGAGAAGTTTCTCCCGGCGAAGCAGAAGGGCCGTAAATCAAAGATCGATATGTCTGTTGGTGACGATGTGAAGCCTTCCAAGGGTAAGAAGATTAAGGTTGCAGTACGGGCTGACGCATTACGGGGATTGCCTAAGTGACCCTTGATGACGTTATTACCGAGGTTAGGCGGATCGTACAGGATACGACGGCGACCTTTCGGTATTCTGATACGTTTATGCTTGGCCTATGTAATCAGGGGCTGAAGCGGATACAGCTTCTTCGGCCTGATTTGTTTGCTAATGTCACCACACTAACCTGTGTGGCTGGCGAGGTCTTGCAGACTATGCCTAGCGATTCTCTTCGTATTATTGAGGTGTACTCTGTTGTGGGGGGTGCGCGGCTTGTTGAGGTGTCTCGTGAAGTGCTTGATCAGACCGTGCCTAACTGGCCTAATGATACGGCTGCGGCGGCGATAAACTGGATGCGCCATGTGCGCAACCCTAATAAGTTTTTCATTTACCCCCAGGCCCCTTCAGCCCAGAATCTAGATATTGAGTATTCTCAGGTTCCAATTTCATACACAGGAGCAGCTACGGTGCTGCTTTTATCAGACGCCTATTTCCCAGTTATGGTGGATATAGTGGTGTTCCTTGTTGAGTCTGTAGATGATGAGCATGTCGATAGTGGACGTGCTAAGATGTTCAAGGAGTCCTATTTGCAGATGTTGGGGGCTAATTTGGCGTCTCGTGCGCTTACTGATGCAGAGGACGCTGGGTTAGCGGAACTCAAGGTGGAGGTCGTTTAATGGCTATTCGGCTGTTTTCCGATCTTGTTAACCGCTTAGCGTCTAGTGCGCCGGGTTGTCCGCAGCCTGTTATTATTTCGCATATTCGGGATGCCGCGATTGAGGCAACTGCTCGCACGCTTGCGTGGAGGTATGAGCAGCCGGATATTAGGCTAACGCAAGGCGTGGTGGATTACGCATTTAGTGTTCCGTCCAGCACTGAAGTCCACGCTATTATTACGGTATCCTCTAATGGGTTAGCTATTCAGCCAGTGACACTTGAGTTTGTTCATTATAGATACCCGAAATATCCGGACCCCACTGTAAGTGAGCAGGGGTCTCCACAATTCATAACGTATATTGATCCGGATACGTTCTATGTTGTGCCCCCGCCTGATGCGGATATTACGTATGACATCAAGATGTTTTTAGCGTTGAAGCCGCTTCGAGACTCGACGGGTATGGATAAAACCGTGATGGATGATCTGGAAACAGTTATTATGCACGGTGCCTTGCAGTCCCTACTTGTTCTTCCGGGGCAGCCATGGTCAGATCGTGAGTTAGCTGCGTACCATGCTAAGCAGTACTCGTTCAAGGGTGCAGAGCGCAGGGCACGTATGAACTTGGGGTCTGGACGGGCGACTCTTACTGTGCGCGGAAACCCATTAGCGTAGGGATTGACCATGGCAGATACAATTCAGACAGTTGTTGGAGATGAACTACCTGCCATTCAGCTTGCGCTGACTAACGAGGCGTCCGGTATTGCGTTGGACCTTTCGGCTAGCTCTACGGTTATCACTGTTAAATTTAGACTGGCTGGAACGACTACGACGTTATCCACTATAACCTGCACTAAGCCTGGAGGCGGGTCTGATGGTATAGTTCAATTTGATTTTACTGGGGGCGTTCTCGACGTTACTGCAGGGGCATATGAGGGAGATATTCTAATCTCCTATAATGGGGATATCCACACGGTGTTTGACACACTTAGGTTTCGTGTGCGGGTAGCTGCGTCATGACTAGTAGGGCCGCCATTACGGTAGTAACTGCTATTGCTTTGGTGACCGGGTCTAATATTGCTGTTGCGGAGTCTTATGTAACACCAGTGGCGACAGCTGCGCTTAGTGGGATAGTAGCTGCTGCTACGCTTGTTCCTTCCCATATCTTACCTACGCAGATTGCTACAGTCTCTGATAGCCAGGTATTTGCGGTTGCTACGTCTGTCCTAGAGGTTGTGGTTGCCTCAGACGGAATTACCTATTCTATTGCTCCGAGTTTCGCAGACAGTGTTACGGTAACGGAAGACCTTGTAGCACTCCTTACGACCGTCCAGGCCCTTGGCGATAGCATAATAGCTAGTGAGGCAGCAGTCTTGGCTCTGGCTAACTCACTTGCGGATAGCGTAACAACTAGTGAGGCCACAGTCCTGGCCGTGGCTAACTCACTTGCAGACAGTGTCACGATAACGGAAGACCTCGTGGCAGCCCTTACGACATTCCTACCCCTTGGCGATAGCGTAACAGCCAGTGAGGCAGCAGCCCTGGCCCTGGCTAACTTACTTGCAGACAGTGTCACGATAACGGAAGACCTCGTGGCAGCCCTTACGACATTCCTACCCCTTGGCGATAGCGTAACAGCCAGTGAGGCCTCTGCAGTATCTATAGACTCAGCTTATGCGGACAGCATAACTACTTCCGAGGCAGATACTAAGAGCTACGCAGCGGTTAAGGCAGACAGCGTAACAGCTAGTGAGGCCGCAGCCTTGGCCCTGGCTAACCCACTTGCAGACAGTGTGATGGCTAGTGAGGCTGTGGTTCTGGCCCTGGCTAACTCACTTGCAGACAGTGTTACGGTAACGGAAGACCTTGTAGCACTCCTTACGACATTCCTACCCCTTGGCGATGACAGCGTAACAGCCAGTGAGGCAGCAGTCCTAGCTCTGGCCGTGGCTAACTCACTTGCAGACAGCGTAACAGCCAGTGAGGCCTCTGCAGTATCTATAGACCCAGCTTATGCAGACAGCGTAACAGCCAGTGAGGCAGCAGCCCTGGCCGTGGCTAACTCACTTGCGGACAGCGTAACAGCCAGTGAGGTCTCTGCAGTATCTATAGACCCAGCTTATGCAGACAGCGTAACAGCCAGTGAGGCTTCTGTAGTATCTATAGACCCAGTTTATGCAGACAGCGTAACAGCCAGTGAGGCAGCAGCCCTGACCCTGGCTAATCCACTTGCAGACAGTGTGATTGCTAGTGAGGCTGTGGTTCTGGCCGTGGCTAACCCACTTGCGGACAGTGTTACTGCTTCTGAGGTTGCTGTGTTTGCGTTATCGTTATCTCTCGT